AAGCACGGCAAGACCCAAGGCAAGATGATCAAGATGGCAATGGGCGGCAAAGCCTGCTAAGGAGCAATCATGGATTACGCAGCAGAATCTAAGCGCGAAGTTGAGTCGCTGAAGAAGCGTCATCCCAAGAAGGGGATTGACCCAACGATTCCTGCCGGAATCCGTGAAATGCTTGTAGACAAGCAAAAGAGCGCTTTGACGCCAGATTCCAAGTACGCCAAGGGCGGCAAGATCGATGGCTGCGCCCAGCGCGGCAAGACTCGTGGGAAGGTGGTGTGAAATGGTGCTGCCATTGATTGGAAAGGCGCTTGCTCAGGGCGCAACAAAATACGCCGCCAAGCAAGCTGCTAAACAAACTGCCAAAGAAACGGCAGAGGAAGCTGCTGAACAAGCTGTTCCACAGGCTGCGAAAAAAGCCACACAATATTCGCCCGGTATGCCTGGGGCTCGCCGAACGGGTACGCGGGCAGCCAAGGACACAAAAGAACCCACAGAATACACGCCAGAAATGTCTGGTCGTTTGCGTTATCGGCAGCCCAGAGAAGATGAGTTTTTTGAAACTCGCACTCCGCGCATGAGCGATGATTACAAAAAGGGCGGTAACGTCAAAGGTTATGCAAAAGGCGGATCTATCGATGGATGCGCCAAGCGTGGGAAGACGAAAGGCAGGATCGTATGAAGCGCCGTGTACGTAAATTTGCCGAAGGCGGCATGGAAGACTTTGAAGACAAAGCTCTTCCCAAGGCCAAGCCCCGTGATCTTGAGGACTTTGAAGACAAGGCCATGCCCAAGCGCTATTCGGCGCTTGATGCTCTTGCTTCGGGTGAAGAGAAGGGCAGCTTTGACCAAGATGTTTACGAGCGGGCAAAGCGCTTTGTAAACAAGCAAGCTGCAGCCCCAAAGGCTGCTGCCAAGGCTGCTCCTGCGCGTCCTGCTGCCCGTATGGATGCAGCGCCTGCCGGTCAGATCCCAGGGGCTGGCTCCTACACTGCTCCGCCTTCTGATGGCAGCCGGAGCATGAGCGACACAGAGCGCAACATCCTGAACACGCTCGGTGGTGTTTCTGGGTTGTCAGGTCTGCGTATGGCTGCCCGTGGCGCACAAGCCGCTAAGCCAACTGGCCGCGCATTGGCAACCACCGAAACTCCTGTGACGTTCTTGGGCGCTTCTGGCCGTCGCAATGTCACGCCCGCTGAGCGGGTTGGTGTAAACAAGATGGACAGGCTTGAAGGCCCGAAGTCTGGTACGCCGGTCAAGGGTGGCGATAGCCCGAAGCAGTTGCCTCCTGCAAAAGCTAATGTGACTCGCCGTCGGATTGGTTCCGAGACGCCGTCTCCTGCCATTGCCAAGGGCCGTGCTGAAGCTATGGAGGCTAACAAGCCCATCATGCAAGCCACGCCCAAGAAGAAGTCTCCTCGCTCTCGCACACGGGATGAGGACACGGACTACGAACTCCGCGCTCGTGGTGGCCGGGTTGGCTATGCCAAAGGTGGACAAGTACGTGGTGGCGGCTGTGAAATGCGCGGCAAAACTAAAGGCAGGATGGTGTAAACATGCGCCAAAGTCGTGGTATGGGTGCTATCCGCCCGGAACTTAAGAAGCGTCGTGACAATACGGACTTCCTCCAAGATGGAAAGCGTCATGCCCGCCGCGACAACACGGATTTCACCGAGTATGCCTCTGGCGGTCTCTACGAAAACATCTACGCAAAGCGTAAACGCATTGCCGCTGGATCAGGTGAAAAGATGCGTAAACCGGGTTCTCCCGGCGCTCCTACTGCCAAAGCCTTCAAGCGTTCCGCGTTGACAGCAAAGTAAATCATGGCAACCTCCGGCACCACTACGTTTAATCTCGACCTCAACGAAGCTGTTGAAGAAGCCTTTGAGCGTTGTGGTGCTGAGTTGCGCACGGGCTACGACCTGAAGACCGCCCGTCGATCCCTGAACCTGCTGTTCGCAGACTGGGCGAACCGTGGCATCAATATGTGGACCATTGAGCAGGGCCAACAAGTCCTGACTCCTGGCACAGCCACATACACGCTCCCCTCTGACACGGTAGACCTGATTGAGCATGTGATCCGTACGGGCGCGGGTAACGTCTCCACGCAGACGGACCTGACCATCACGCGCATCAGTGTTTCCACCTACTCGTCCATCCCGAACAAACTGCAGCAGGCAAGGCCGATTCAGGTGTGGATCAACCGCCAGCAGCCTGCTCCAACCATCACTGTTTGGCCCACGCCAGACAACTCGCAGACCTACACGTTCGTCTACTGGCGACTGCGCCGGATTCAAGACGCTGGGGCTGGTGGTGTGTACACGCAAGACATCCCGTTCCGTTTCCTCAATGCGTTGGTCTCCGGGCTTGCGTACTACCTGTCCATGAAGATCCCTGGTGCGATGGAGCGTATGCAAGTGCTAAAGGCGCAGTACGACCAAGATTGGGATCTGGCTAGTTCCGAGGACCGTGAGAAGGCAGCCATTCGGCTGGTCCCAAGAGAGATGTTTATCAGTTAATTAGCCAGTTTATCGTCGCAAGATAAACTCCCTAAACTATGTCAAACCGCTTCGCAAATGGTGCCAAGGCCTTCGGGTTCTGTGATCTTTGCGGTTTTCGTTTTGACCTGAAGAAGCTCAAGAACCTCACGGTAAAGACCAAGCAGACTCAGATCAAGGCCTGCCCTCAGTGCTGGACTCCGGATCAGCCGCAGTTGCAGCTTGGGATGTATCCGGTTAGTGACCCACAAGCAATCAGAGATCCACGCCCAGACACAAACACTTGGTTTGCATCAGGTAATACAGGTCTTCAGGTTGATCCCACGCCCGGTACAGGTGTGCTGCAAGACGGTTTCCCTGGAGAGGGCAGCCGTGTAATTGAGTGGGGTTGGGCTCCAATAGGCGGATCTAGTGGGTTTGATGCACCCTTGACACCGAATAGCTTGGTTGGCGTGGGATATGTTGGTACAGTCGCGGTATCTACCGCTTAAGGAGCGATGATGAAAGATGTTCACAAGCACGAACGTGCAATGCACCCCGGCAAGCCGATGACCAAGCTCGCCAAGGGCGGGAAAGCCTTCAAAAAGGGTGGTCCCACCTCTGAGGACCGCATGCGCCTGGGCAAGAATATGTCCCGCGCCATGAACCAGAAGACGGGCTGACACCATGCTGCCGACCAAGAAGCTCGCCCCCGCTAAGCCGGGGCAACCTCAAGAGATCGAAACCCTCAAGGACGAGATCTGCATGGTGGTGGGCAACATCGCTATGGGCAAGCCTTCTGCTGCCAAAACCTCGGGCATCAAGATCCGTGGGACTGGCGCTGCCACCAAGGGCACGATGGCTAGGGGTCCGATGGCATGAACTACACCGAGTTGAAGACCGCTGTTGAGGACTACACCGAGAACACGTTCTCGGCAACCGACTTCGCCACGATGACGGAGTTGGCTGAGCAGCGCATCTACAACTCGGTGCAGCTTCCTGCACTTCGCAAGAACGTCACAGGCACTCTGACGGCAGGCAATCAGTACCTCGCCGCCCCAGTGGACTTCCTGTCCGTCTTCAGCCTCGCGGTCATTGATGCTTTGGGTAACTACGAATACTTGTTGAACAAGGATGTCAACTTTATTCGCTCATCGTTTCCAAACCCGACAACGACCGGGACGCCCAAGTACTACGCTTTGTTTGGTCCTGACTCGTCGAACATCACGGACCTGACGCTCATTCTCGGCCCCACGCCGAACGCAGGACTGACCGCAGAACTGCACTACTTCTACTACCCGCAGAGCATCGTGACTGCCGGTACGTCTTGGTTGGGCGACAACTTTGACTCAGTGCTGTTCAATGCCGTCATGGTCGAAGCAGCGCGGTTCATGAAGCAAGAGGTGGATCTCGTGGCTGAGATGGACAAGCAGTACGTCCAGTCCCTGACGCTGCTGAAGAACCTGGGCGACGGCAAGAACCGTCAAGACGCATACCGCAGCGGCCAACTCAGAACGCAGGTGCTTTGAGATGGCACTCTTCCAAACACTGTGTTCATCGTTTAAGCAGGAATCATGGCAGGGCGTCCATGACTTGGACACCGACACGCTTAAGCTGGCCCTGTACACCAGCCTTGCTGATCTTGGTGCTGCAACGACTGTTTACACCACAACGCAAGAAGTTGTGGGCACAGGGTACACGGCGGGCGGCATAGTGCTGACAAATGTCCAAGTGCTGCTCAGTGGCACGACGGCATATGCAACCTTTGATAACCCAACATGGGCTGGGGTAAGTTTTGTCACCCGTGGTGGTTTGATTTACAACTTCTCCAAGTCTGATAAAGCAATAGCTGTCTTAGACTTCGGTGCTGACAAAACCGCTGGGCCCAACTTCACGGTCCAGCTTCCGGTCGCAACCGCGACAACCGCGCTCCTTCGATTTAGCTAAGGACTGATCATGGCAAGTGAAAACGCAAAATCTCAAGACCTCGTTGCTTCTGCTTTGGCTTCCGTCAAAGAGTCCATCGATGGCGCAAAGGCTGGCGGTGTATACCGCATGGAATGCATTGGCCCGGACGGTAACGTCAAGTGGACCGCCGAGTGCCCGAACCTTGTGGTGAACGTCGGCTTGCAAGACATGAACGCCAAGTACTTCAGTGGCAGTACTTATACCGCTACGTGGTTCATTGGCCTGTATGGCGCTGGTGCATCCAACACACCCGCAGCGGGTGACACCGCCGCTTCGCACGCTGGCTGGACTGAGGTGGTGCCTTACAGCAATGCCACTCGCCCTGCGGCAACTTTTGGAACCGCGACTACCGCTGACCCGTCTGTGATCAGCAACTCTGGCTCCCCTGCCGCGTTCTCCATCAACGCCACGGCGACGGTGGGTGGGGCTTTCCTAATTAGCAATAGCACCAAGAGCGGAACTACTGGCATCCTGTTTTCGGCGTCTGACTTCCAGTCGCCTGGGGATCGTTCAGTTGCCTCTGGTGACACGCTAAACGTCACCTACACGTTCAACCTTGATGCTGTTTAAGGAGTAGTAAGTCATGGCGTACAGAAAAGGTGACACCCTCAAGGTCAAAGCGGTTATCCCAACTGGGCCTGTGCTGGCCTTGCGCATGAGCGAGGATGGCGACATCTCCTACTTGCTGGAGTGGGTGGATCTAGAGGGTGAAACCCAACAGCGTTGGTTTCGCGAAGAAGAGTTGGAGCCTGCGGGGGCTTAATGAATGTCGAATGGCGGATGGGGCTCAGGCTCCTGGGGTCAAGTTGCATGGGGGATGGGGCTCTATGATGGAGCCTCGTCTGAATCCGCAACTGCCGCTGATTCCGCTTCTGCAAGATTAGTTTCCCCCCGCGCCGTCTCTGAGACGGCCACAGCCGCTGATGCAACGTCAGCGGTTTTTGCAGTACCCGCGTCTGTTTCTGAGTCTGCCACCGCAGCAGACTCGATTTCGGCTACACCAAAATACGCGAGAACTGAATCTGAGACAGCAAACGCATCTGATGCTGTCTCTGTAGCCGCCAGCACGTTCAGACCGTCTATTGCTGAGACGGCAAGGGCATCGGATACAGCGTCTTCAGCCTTAGTTGTTAGGCCGTCAGTCGCAGAAACGGCCACTGCAGCGGACACGGTCTCCGCCACCGAGACACTACGCCCAACAGTCTCTGAGACTGCAGCGGCGGCAGATGCAACGGTAGTCGCGTCCAGCACCTTCAGGCCCTCTGTATCAGAAACGGCCAGAGCCAGTGACTCCGTATCAGTCGCAGGCAGCACGTTTAGACCGACTCTGTCAGAGACAGCAACGGCGGCTGACTCTGTAACTGCCAGAGAAATACTAGTCCCAACGGTTGCCGAGACAAGCACCGCTTCGGACTCCGTATCGGTCGCCGCCAGCACATTCAGGCCAACGGTTTCTGAGTCCGCTACTGCAGCAGACGCTACTTCATCGCGCACCGCCTTCGGTTCGTCGGTCTCAGAGACCACCACAGCGTCGGATGCTTCAACTGCAAGGCAGATATTCCAAGCCTACATAGGAACGTCTGGCTGGGGTTCTGGAGCTTGGGGCGGAGATCCTTGGGGGGGTTTGAACGACACAGCCGCGTCTATCTCTGACTCGGTTGTTGCTTCGCCTGTTGCCAACGGCGCTGTCTCTGAGACTGCCAGGGCGTCAGACTCGGTATCCGTCGCAGCCAGCACGTTTA